TCAGGGATCAGGCTGCTGCACGCACCTGGGGTCGCTTCGATAGGCGGCCCGCCTGCACAGCCCATCAAGGCCAGCGCCATGCACAGAGGGATTAACGGCATCACTAGCGCCTTCGGCCTGGTCGATCGCATCGGCATTACTCCTGGTTAGATCATCGCTGTCCTGCTGGCGGCCGCTCACAGCGCCCACGGTGCCGATCGCGTCGGCCGCGCTGTCAGACACCGCCTCGGCCTGCTTTTCGTTCAGGTTGGCCTGCTGGCCAGCCCTGCGGGCATTCTGGCACTGGTTAAGGGTGACAAGCACCAGGCCCACCACCAGCGCCACCATCACCACGCGGCCCAGTGCGCTGGCCAGGAAAGCCCCGACGCGGTTCATGCCACCAGCCCCGGCAGGTAACGCACCCGGCCGCCGACGCGCACGGCGCGCAGCTCCATGTTCCGCATCCGGTGCTTGTCGAAGCTGGCATGGATCCAGCCCGTCTCCCCGAACTCGTAAATCAGCTGGTCGTAATTCAGGTTGACTTCCATCCACTGGCACACGGCCAGGTTGCTTTCGCCGGGAACCGTGAAGTCGGCCGCCTCGCCCTGGCAATGCTGGGAGCTGGTACTGCCGCCGATCGCGGTGTTGAGCCTGGGCGAACGATAGCCGCTCGATACCACCACCGGCTTGCCGAAGTGCGCGCGCACCGGCTCCAGCACCTTTTCGCACAGCAGCTTGAGCGCGGCGACTTCCAGCTGGCCCGGCGAATTGGCGATGCCGCGCCGCGCGGCCGTTTGCGACCGAACCATTTCAGCCAGGGTGAAGTGCGGCGACAGCCGTTCATGCAGGTCCATTGGTATCCTCCGAAGGATCGAGGGGAGATTGTTCACGGTGCGCGTTGTCGAGGGACAGCATCACCGCCACGTGGGCGATCATCGCGTAGTGCGCGAAGTCGAGGAAATAGATGTAAAGCGGCAGCTGGCTTGGCCACAGGAACCACATCAACCGCCCGCTGCCGAAACCGATTACCGCCACCGCAGCCAGCACCCACACCGCACGGTGGCGCCAGCTCTTGCGCGCGTCGGCCAGGCGGGGCAGCGTCATGCAGGCCAGCACCGCGTAACCCAGCCACACCAGCGCGGCCAGCTCCAGCATCAGCCAGCCCAGCACGGCACCGGCAATGGCCAGCCCCACGCGCCAGGCGCGCCCGCGCTGCCATGTCGTTTCCAGTAGATCGAGGATCCTGTTTACTGCGCTTTTCATTGGCCACCTTTGTTCCACGGCAGAGAGAAATCCCCGTTGGACAGCTTGCGAGCGACAAAGCGCGACACCAGCCCGGCAAGGCCCATCACAGCGGGCAGCAGTTCTTCGTTCGATACCCATTCGGGCACCATCCAGACGCCGCCGATGTGCGGCTGCAACATTCCGGCAATGCCGCCGATGAACCAGGCCGCCAGCAGCGTGCGGCAGATACCCCACAGCATCCGTTCGTCCTGCTCGGCCACCGGCAGGAAGGCGAGGCCCACCACGCCGCCAACCGTGGCAAAGACAAAACCGGCCGCCACCACGGAAAGCGGCGCGGCAAAGCCGAACGCGCCCAGCACCGCAGCCAGCAAGGCCATGGTTGCCTGGAACGGCTCGGGATCGACGGGCGGGGGATGGTGCGGCATCATGCTTTCGCCCCTTTCATACCGCCCACACCTCGCAAATAACCATCGGAGTCGAACCGCAATACCGGGCTGACGAGGTGCGTCAGTAGGTCGCCAGCGGGCATCATGCCGACCGAAACAATTTCATCAGCAGGCGGAAGTCCTGATAATCGGTGTAGTCACCTTCCGTCACTGCCACTGCATACCCACTCCGAACCGCGTCTTTTACCGGGAACGGCATCCGCAGCACCTTGTCCGAAGTCAGTAGCGTGTTGGTGCGCCAGCTTGCGCCTTTGTTGCGCGTGTCGAGCTGCTCCAGGTATTGCACCGCGCCGCTGCTTTCATTGCGAGTTCGGAACACGCGAATGCCGCGCCCTGTGTCTTCCCGACTGAAACAGGCGCCGGGGAAATAGTTGATGCTGTCGGCGCGCTGCCCCGTATCTTCCGGCAGGCTGATCTTGTCCCAGCCAGAAGATGCGAAGCGGTCGCCGCCGTTGTAGAGCAGCATTACATGGGCGCCACTCGACCCGTCGCCGGGATTGTCAAACTCGCATCCGATGATCGCATCACCGCCACGTGCCATATCCATCAGGCGGAAACTCTTGCCCGACGGCGGGGTATAGATCGCGGGCAGGCCGGTAATCGTGGCAAGGTTCGAGCCAGTAGTGAACGGGTCGCCAAGGTCGGTCTGCGCGGTGTCCTTCCAGCTTGTTCCCGCTTCCATATCTAGCGCCATCAAGCGCAAGGGGTTTTGCACGTTGGTCGGGTGCGCGGTGAAAACAAGATACACCGTGTCACCGTCCTGGTCGCCACGGCAATAAAGCTGGTTCTGCCCGCCACCTGGTGCCGATGCCTGGTAAGCCAGCGCGCGGCCCTTTTCCACGTCGCCAATCACCTTGTCAGGGAAATGCACGGCGTTCCATGTGCGCGCCACATCGTCATTGGTAAGTAGGAAGAGGTTACTTTCGCTCTCAAACCACTGGCCATAATTCCACCCCGCACCGGGAGAGGAAAACGTGGTGTCCAACGCGAGGCTGGCAACCGTGCCATCTTCCGAAGTGAAAAACCGGATTTGATCGTCGCTGCCGGGGGAAATGCTGAAATTGTGCGGTAACAAGGCTGCGATCAGCGTGCCATCGTCCAGCACATGCGGAGCGACCATCAGGTGTTCGTCGCGGTCATGCAAAGCCTCGGTCAGCACCTGATTGCTAACGCGCGCGCCAGTTTCACCGTTGAACTCGGCGGCGGCCCACTGGCCGGAATAGGTGCCGTAACCCACTGCGATATTGCCGCTGTCGGGAAGGCGCGTTGCGATGTCTGCCCACCACGTTGCTGCGCCGTCCTCGATAATGTCCGATTGGTTGCCTTCCACCATCGCGAGTTGGTCTGCCAGCAAGGCATCGTGCAAGGTGTCGTTCCATGCAGTGTTCCATGCCGCTACCTCGAAGAAGGTTACGCCTTCGGGAATGTCGCTGTTGATGTTCGCGTTGGGCGTGGTGTTGCTGAAATTGCCAGCACCGCCTAGCGCAACGTCGCGGATCGTGCGCCCGTTGCGAGTGTTGCGCGCACGGTTGGCACTGGCATTCACATTCCAGCCAATGCTTTCAATCCCGCCTGTGATCGTTCCCGGCGTGTAGGACACTGCGCTGTCGCCGTCCAACCGGCGCGACTGGCAGGAGATTGCCCCACTTACGGACCATTGCAGGGCAACGCGGCGCAAGGATGAGGACGAGGTTGAAACAAAAAACAGATCACGATTGGCTGCCGGTGCGCCAAATTCCGGGAAGATCGCCGTGTAAAAACCGGCAATACCCGGCACGTTCTGGAAAGACGAACGCAGGGCGGACGAACTTAGCATGTTGATCGCGCCAGAAGTGTTGTTCTGTGCGGCGGGCAGACCTCCTACGTTCACGTAATCCAGTTCGGTCGAGAACGTCTTGAGCGCCCCGCTGATCTGGTTGTAGATGCCCACCACCTTAAGGATGGAGGGGGCAGCAAATGCCTCCGCTTCCGCTGCGGAAGAACAATCCAGCGTGGCGCTGTCACTGGTGCGGCGCACCCGGAACAATTCGCCGGAATAGGCGCTCGAAAACTTGCGGATCATGGAATAGCCAAACACAGGCGCAGCGCCGATGGCAGCCGTGATGAAGTCGGGGGTAGCCCGGATCACTTTCGCGCTGTCCTGCCAACCTTCCGGCGTCCAGACGAGATTATCGCGCAGGTTGTCATCGCGAAAGATTGCCGTCCGACCCGCTGCAATCGTTGGCCGCGCCCATGATGTGCCGGATTGATCCACCGCAGCCACCACGGCGGCCCCAGCCAAGGAAAAACCTTCATCCTGCGCTGCGCTCGACTGCGTGGTGTAGTAGTCCAGCGCATCGCCATTAATCAGCCACCAGCCATCATCATCGCTGGGATTGGCAGCAACACCCGCTGCCGTAGTGTTGTAAATCTTGCCCGCCGCTAAGGCTGCGGCTGCGGCTGAAGAAGCCGATGTTGCAGCAGTGGAAGCCGTTGCTGCATAGCCTTTCGTGGATGCTTCCAGAGCGGCAACATTTTGTTCACTCGCCGCCGCGCTGGTCGCCGCCGCCTCTGCCGCATCCACATCAGCCGCCACCGCTGCCGTGCTGTTCTCAGTGCTGCCAATATCGCCGTTCGCGTCAACGTAGAGAGCATGACCAATGGTTAGCGCGCCGATGCTGGGCGCGGTCGCACCGCGCGCCACCTGTGGCGCACGCGCAATCTCGCGGTCCTGCTCTTGCGCAACCATGGCGAGGATATCCAGGCGCAACTCATGCGTCTCGGCCGGGAACCTGTCGCTGGTGGTGTAATCGGCCGTCTGTGCGCGAGCGGTTTCAGACCACACATTCAGCTCGACCCCGCTGGCAGCCGCCGCCGTGGTGGTCAGTATACCGCCGGCATCGGTGTCGCCGCCCGTCACCGTGAAGTCGGTCCCGTTTAACAGGGCCGTTATCGTGCCATCGGGCGCCCTGCGCTGCGCGCGGATATCGGCAGGCGTGAAACGCCAGGGCAGCGCCCACTCTGTCGTGGTGCCGTTCTCGGCATAGTCCCTGAAACGTGGCAGCGCAGCTACGGTCATTCGGGTGTCTCCCCTTCAATGGCATTGGCATAGTCGGGCGATCGGTATGGGGCAGGCGAGCCGGGCCGCCACCAGAAGCTGGTGCCTTCCTCGGCCGCAAAGCGTTGCTGGCCGCGCTCGCGCTGGCCGAAGCGGGGATTGATCACCATGTCGATCTGGTCGGCCACCATCCGGTCCAGCGCCAGGCGCACGTACCAGAGGTTGTTGCCGGGCACCCAGCCCTTGGCCTCGCGCACCAGCTGGGTGCGCGGATCCTCGGCCGTTGCCAGGTTGTAGGCACCTTGCGCGTCGTCGGCCAGCGGCCCCATCATGGTCTGCGCGAAGCTGCCGCCGTAGCGGTTCTGATCGGCAAACAGGAAGTCCCCGAAGATCCCGAAGCCGCCGCCCTGCATAACGGCCGCGTTCCAGAATGTGCCGTCGTCCATCGGGCGCGGATCCTTGCCCGCTGCCAGCGCTTTCAGCTGCAAGCCGATCGCTCCGGTCAGCGTGGTGCCCACCACCAGCCCGATGGTGTAGGGCGCGGCCCTGGCAGGCGTCATGGCCATGATGCGCTGCCACTGGGCCAGGATCACCGAAATGCCGAAGCCCTTGAACTGGAACGCGCTGCGGCCCAGCTCGCCTTTCAGGGTGCCGCGCGGCAGGCCGGTGTTGATCGCTGCGCGCGTGGCCAGGTCCGACACCGGCACGGCAATGTCGGTGTCCTCCAGGATCACTTCCATGAACCGGCTTGCCAGCGCGTCGTCGCCCGCCTGCGTCGGGTCCATCCACTCGACACCGCGCTGCGTCTTCATCTTGGCCTTGCGCAGCGTGTCCCATTCGGCAGCGTCGATCCCACGCCGCCCCAGCGCCTCGCGCAGATGGTCGGGCAGGTTGTCGAAAGTGCGCTCGGCCGCCACGGTGAACTGCGACAGCCATTCCATGCCGTTCACCCAGCGCATGGTCTGCGTGTGGCGGGATAGCAGCGACAGGCGCAGCACGCCTTCCGCCAGGCGGCGCGAGAAACCCCCGGTCAATTCTTCCGTCAGGTAGCGGCTCTGCGCGGCCGTGCGGCTGCTCCATTCTTCCGCGATCAGGCCCAGGCGCACCGCCAGCTTCTGGTCCTCGATCGAACCGGGCACGAACAGCTTGAGGTACTGCGGCAGCATCGTGGCCTGCGACAGGCCGTTGAACGCGCGGCTGCTGCGCGAAAAGGCAAAGTCGCTCATGGCCGAAAGGAACGCGCTGCCCAGCTTGGTGCTGGTGGCAAAGGCGCGATAGGTGGAAAAGCCCAGCGCCAGCGCCTCGTTGCGCGCGCCCCAGTTGGCCCCCGAATACTCCTGCCACAGTTCGTCTATCTTCTCGCCCGCGTTCTCCGCGCGCTTCACGCCCTTGCTGCCGGGATCCATGTCACGCTGGGCACTGGCCAGGATCGTTTCTTTGAGCCAGTTGATCGTGGCATTGGGATTGGGGCCAAGGATCTCCAGCGCCGCGATATCGCGCGCCATCCCCTCGATATGGCCCATCATCGCGTCGTAGGCGGTGCCCTGGCCGTACGCCTCGGCATATTCCATCCAGGCGTCGGCATCCCTGAACACGAAAAACCGCGCGTCGGCGCGGCGATTGGCCAGGCTGGCGACCTTGGGCTGGCCGCCCGGCGCGCGCTTGTCCCACCCCTCGCTGCGGATCTGCCGGAAGATATCGGGCAGCAGCTGCTCCAGCTTGGCCCGCGTCATGGGCTTGCCGGTGTCGAGGTCGACCATCTTGCCCACGTCCAGCCTGTCGCGGATGAAAGCGGCCCATTCATCGAACCCCGCCTTGCGCACGGCTTTCCAGTCGTGGCTTTGCGGCATCCCCCAGTCCGAACGGAAGCCGATGTTGCCGCCCGCCGCGTTGAAGCGCTGGCGCAGCATTTCGGCTGACTTGCGCCAGGCCGTCGCCATGCCAGCGGCCGCCGCGTCCCCGGTGCTTTCCCCGAACAGCTCGCGCGTCACGTTGCGCAGCTGGGCCTTGTTGCGCACGCTGCCCGCGATGTTGGTGGAGAACCGCTCCATCATGTCGTCCAGCAGCCGGTGCGCGGCCGACACCACCGACTTGCGCCGCGCTTCCACGTTGGAATAGGGCGCGCGCGGATCCCGGTTGAAAAAGGCAGGCCCGGCGCGCGGGTCGATCGGCCCGCCACCACCGCCGCGTCCGCCCATACCGCGCTGGCCATCGTAGCGCAGAAGATCCCCGGCAATCCGGTTGCGCACCTTGATGGTGCGCCCGGCAAGAAACTCCTTGCGCGTCACCATCGTTTCCATGGCGTCGATCAGGTCGCGCGTCGCCAGAGCCTCGGCCGCCTCGCGCGATCCGCTCTGCCGGTACTCGGCCAGCAGCTCGTCGTAGAGGGCGCGGGCATCGGCGGCGCGCGCGGCGTCCAGCACGCCCTGGGCTTCCAGGTCGGCAAGGCACGCCCCGGCGCTCATTACGCGGTCGTGGTCAGCGAAACCTTGCCGCTATCGTCAATGGCACGCGCCCACACGTTGGCGTTGTTCACGTCGATACGATCGCGCGGCCCCAGCACGGTGCCGCTCTTGCCGGTGGGGGTACCAGCACCGCCTTCGACAACGGCCACCGCGCCTTCGCCTACGTTCTGCACGCGGGCAGCGGCAGAGGCGATGGTGGTGAGTTCGGTCCAGTCCTGGTCCAGCGAAACGTCTGCAAGCGTCGTGCCCATGGGCGGCTCCTTCCGGCGCTATTTGATGCACTGTCGTAAGGCTTCGATCGCTGTCCTGTCTCCAACGATCTCGGCCCGGATATCGTCCACGCTGCGCGGCCCCCGGCCGTCCTGCAAATCGAACAGGTCGCCGGTGGTGTCCTGGGTGTCGAACAGGCCGCCATCGCTGCCAGGTTCCTTCTGCGGAACCTTGCCCTTGATCCGGCCTTCGGTCCTATTCTCCAGCCCGGTCCGCGCCTGGTCCTGCGTTGGGCGCGCGAAATCGGCCTGCGGATCAAGCTCTTGCCGCTGGGTCGCCCATTCCGATGTAAGCAGCCGTTCCTCGCCGTTGCTGTTGGCGCGGTATTTGGTTGACGCCGCCTCCAAGCGATCACCGGGCACGTCGACATAATAAATCTTGCCCAAGTCGCCCGCATACGCGCGCGCCGTCTCGAGATCATGGGTGAACCAGTGCCCACGCGGTTCATCGGGGCGGCTCGGCAGCGAGACAGCGGAAGGATCGCCCTCGGCCGCTTCTCCCCGAAAAAGCCTTACAAACTCCGGCTTTTCCGCCTCGATATCGTGCCAGTCGCTTTCGGCCGCGCGCTGCACGCCTTCGCCTGCCGGGTCGGCAAACTCGGCAAGCCGTTCGGGATCGGGTGGGGGAAGCGTGCGATCGTCGGCCAGCTCGTCCAGCTGGCGTTCGGTCAGTTCTGGCGGTCGAGCATTTCCTGCGCCATCGCCGCCGACTTGGCCAGCTTCTCCCGCGTTGCCTTGCTCAACCGGGGATCCTGCGCGCCCTGCTGCGCGCGCTTCACCTTCTCGGCCAACGGCATCTGCAAATTGCTCGGCAATGGCCTCATAAAAATCGTCCTCGGTTTCAGCGAAGGCATCGGCCAGCGCATCGTCCAGCTGGCGGTTTACCACCTGCACCAGCGCGTTGTCGAGAGCTTCGTCCTGGTCGAGAGGATCCAGCACGCGCCAGTCGTCCGGCAGGTCGCCTATCGCCATGGCCGCGTCCAGCTCGTCGTCGGTCAGCTCGCGGCCCAGCACGCGCTCTGCCGCGTCGTTCCAGCGGGTGCGCTCGAAATACTCGTGTTCGTCGGACTGGAAACGCCCCTCGCGCGTCTTGGGCGCGCGCGGCTCCGGCGCTTCGCTGGGCTGATAGACCTTCTCGCCGCGCCGGATCACGCCGTCCAGCCAGTCGATCACTTCGGTTTCGGTGGGGCGCGGGGTTGCTTCGGGCGGGCCAAGGTAGCCTGCCTCCCATATCAGTTCCCCAACTTCCTCCAGGCTGCGGCCTTCCGGGCGCAGCAGCGGGCCACGGCCGGGCACGAAATGGTCGAGGCTGCCCGAATTGCGCAGATCGTGGCCAGCGGATCCTGCCTTGCGACCCTGGGCATTCAGGCCATCGTAGGCAATGCCGCCCTTGCCAACGATATAGGCCAGCGCGTCGTCCGGCCCGCTCTGCCGCGCCCGGCGAAAACTGCCGGGCCACACGCCGTCATTCTCGGCAATGATTTCCGCGTTGGTGCGGTCGCGCCAGCGGCGAGGGCTGATTTTCACCCGCCCGCGTTCCTTGCTCCCGATAACCAGGTCCAGCTCGCCACGGTCGGCCATGTTGGTCAGTGCCTTGCGCAGCTCGCGTTCGGACACGCCCAACTCCGCCGCCCAGTCACCAGGACGGTTCAATGGCACCGCGCGCGCGTCCACCAGCGGGCGGATCGCTGCGGGAAGGTCGCGCACGATCACGTCTTCGTTCAGCCTGGCGGCGTCGATCGCGCTTTCCTCGGCCTCGATCCCCGCCAGCTCGTCTTGCGGCTCGCGCGCTGCGGGCGGTGCGGGGGCACCCTGCGGTGCATCGCCCACGCGCGAACGGATCTCGGCAATGGCCTGGCCAACCGACTTGCCGCCGCCCAGGTATGCCGGGTTCTGCGCGATCGCCTCGCGGCTGAAAAAGCGCGAAACCGGCGTCGATGGGTCCGCCTCCAGCATCCGCACGGCCGTCGAACGTCCGGCAAAGTGCGCGAGGTAGAGGTTGCCGGTGTCGGCCGTGAAGCCCGCGCGTTGCAAGCCCGCCGCGTTTTCGTACAGCAGGCGGTCCATCAGCCGTTCCTGCACGTTTACGTCGAAGCGATTGGTGCGCCAGGCTTCGTTCGCGGCCGCCGCGTTCACGCCGAACTCGCGCTGGTACAGCTCGGTGAAGGTCGACCGGATAAACTGGTAGCGGCCGCTGGCGCTCGATCCCATGCCGTTCGTCGCGCCGTCGCGGCCGCCGCTTTCGGGCACGGCAATCGCGCGCTTCACCGCGTCATAATCGGGCACGGCAGCCGGAGGATCCAGCGGCCGGCCGTTTGCAATCGCGTTCACTGTCTCGTTCACGCGGCGCACGTGCAGATCGTCGCCGTCGATCGTTCCCGCGAACGGGCTATCGGCCACCGCCTGGCGTTCGGCAAAAAAGCGGGCGAACCGTTCGCGCACTTCCACGATCCCGGCGCGTCCGGCGCGCGTCACGGCAGGCGCGGAAGCCAGACCGCCGCCGATCACCGCCCCGCCGACAAAGCCGCCTGCCACGTCCACCAGCGCGTCCTGCGCCGTGTATTCGCGCCCCGCCGCCTCGTAACCGCGCTGGCGGTCGAACACTTCCAGCCCTTCGTCCGCCGCGCCGATCGCGCCTTCGCGCATGGCAATGCCCAGCACCGTGCGCCCGCCAAGCCCGAACTGGAATTGCAGCGGGCCAAGGTTGCTTTCGGCCATGCCCACCAGCGAACCGCCGACAAAGGGCGCCACCACGCTGTCGGATCGCGCCAGCGTGTCGAAGTCCTCGGCCGCCGCGCCTTCGCGGTTGACGATATCCTGCTCGAAGGCCTCGCGCGTCTGCGGCAAGTCTTTCAGGCCCGCCCGCTGCGCCTCGCGCCAGATCGCTTCATGGTCCAGCGGCGCACCGCCCAGCCATGCAGGCGCTTCGTACCAGTCGGTTTCGCGGGTGAAGCTGGCAGGATCCACGCCCATGTCTTCCAGCGTCTCGGCCAGCTCGCGGTATCCCTCGCGCAGGCGGCCGCGCCGCGCGTCGGGGGTAACGTCTTCCTCCAGGCGCAGCGCCGCGCCTGCCGTCTCCAGGAAACCCGGCTCCGGCCGTGCGTCCCCCGGCGCTCCGGCCGTCGCGTTTACCGCCTGGTCCCTGGCCGGGCGCAGCGTGCCCAGGACACCGCTTTCCTGTGTCACCGGTCAATCTCCGAAATGTACAGGCCGCCTTCGGCATTGCGCAGACTGTTCCCGCGCGAGGTTTCCCAGCGGTAGAAATTGCCGCCCAGCCACACCGGATAGGCGCGGTTGAGGTCGCCCACCGCCAGGGCGCTGCCGTCAGGATTGACCGGCGCTGTGCCCGCGCGTTGCTGGCGGGCGAAGTCGGTGCCCACCGCCCGCGCGAAGTCGGTGCGCGTCATGCCGTCGGGCAGGATATAGGGCTTGTCGCCAGGCCACAGGCCAAGGCCGCCGTGCGGCACCCCGTTGCGGCGTTGGTAGCCCAACGCCGCGTTCGCCCCGATGGCAAAGACGCCCGCCGCCTGTTCATCGACCGCATAGCCCGACGTAACCACCGATCCGGCGATGTGGTAGCGCATGGCATCCACCACCGCTTCGGTATCGGCCTGGTCGATTTCCACCAGCGCCTGGCGCAGCCGCGCCTCCCATAGCGCCATGGCCTCGCTCGCTTCGCCCAGCTCGTTTTCCGGTTTCAGCAACCGCGGATTTTCCTGCAACGCAGTCCGGCCGCGCAGCATCCGGGCACGGTACTGCGGCCGCATCACCGCCATGCGGTGCAGGAAAGCATCGTCCGGCGCGACGACTTGCGCCGCGTCGATCCGCGCGAAAGGATCCGCGAAGCCATCCAGCACGCCCAGCACGTCTTCCAGCTGGCGCTTTTCGTACAGGTCGCGCAGCGGCGCGGCCTCGATATCCGAAATGGGCGGCACGTGGCGGCCGTTCGCTGCCGACTGTCGCTGCGCCCATACAGCGCGCGCGGAAAGGCTATCGGGATTTTCCCAGTCAATCTCCGGCGCTCCGCCCGACTGGATCAGGAACCCGGCCGGGTCGCGGTCGAAGTCGCCGCGCACCCCGTCGATATTCCGGCGCAGCCATTGCAGCTCGCGGTTCTGCGCCTCGCTGCGATTGGCCATGCCGGACAGCTCGCCAATGCGCCTTTCCAGCACGCTGGGCGGCATCGGCTCCGGCCCCTGGTAGATCCGCACGAACCCAGCATCGGCGCGCGCCTGCCTCACGTCTTCCAGCAGCGAGGTGTCGCCCGACTGGGCCACCTCGGCTTCGACCAGCTGCCATTCCTCGTCCGCCAGCGGGTTGCCGCCTTGCTGCCGGGCAATCTGCGTCCGCGCGTTCTCGACAATCGCGGCGCGCTGTTCGGCCGCCTCGCGGCGCGCGGCCACTTCCAGCGCGCGGATCCCCACGTCGCTGGAATTGAGCAACACGGTGATATCTTCCGGCTCCAGCGCCTGGTCGAAAAGCCCTTCCGCGATCATCGCGCGGGCCAGCTGCGGATCCTCGTCTATCCGGCCGCGAAGGAACGATACCGCCAGCGTGCGGTCCAACCCTTTCAGCGCCTGCCGGTACTGCGTCTCGTCCTCGATCGTGGTGCGCAGGAATTCGGTGCCGATTTCCAGTTCTTCAAGGTAGGCGTCGTGATCGTCCAGGCGGCGCACGCGGTTGCTCGCCAGCTGCTCGTAATCGGCAACGTCCAGCAGCGCGTTCTCTACGCGGCGCAATTCCTCGAACTGGCCTTCGCGCTCCAGCAGGCTGGCCGAATAATTGGCCAGGCTGTCCTGCGCGCGGCGCTTCACCCCTTCGTCGGTCAGGCTGCCCAGCAGCGTTTCGCCCAGCTTGGCCCAGTCCTCGCCCAGCGCCTCGGCATGGCCAGCGCCTGCCGTCTGCCGCCGCTCGCGCGCGGTTTCCCCGATGGTAACGCGCGCCTCGGCAAAGCCCCGCTGGAAGCCGCTCCATTCTTCGTCTGCGCTGCGCTGTCGCTCGCGGCGATAGGCGGCGATATCGCGGCTGTGGATCTGTGCGCCGATATCGGCAATCTGCGCGCCCAGCTGCGACCCGAAAGACGCGGGACTGGATAGCGGCATCGGCTCGGCAGGCTGCGGCGCGACCTGGCGACCATATCCGGTTTCTTCAGCCATAGCTGTCGTTCCTCGCTTGCGCCCAGTCCTTGGAAGCGTCGTAGGCAGACGCGCCCGCACCAAACAGGCCCGTCGCCAGGTCGAAATAGCCCTTGATTTCGGCGTCCTTGCCGCTCCGGCGCAACGCCTTGGCCCGGCCTTCGCCCTGTCGGCGCAGCTCGCGCACGTCCAGCACCTGGTCCAGCAGGCTTTCGCGGATGGCGTCGATCGCCGTGCCGCTGTTGGCAACCATGCCGTTGCTGGCCTGCGCGGCGAACTGCGCGCCGATCGCGCGGCGCGCGTCCTGTCGCACCAGGCGCTGGCGTTCGTTCGATACGCGGCGTTCCTCGCGCGCCTGGGCGTAATACCCGTCCTTGTTGCGCTGTCCCGATACGAAGCCGCCGACGCCGCCGATCAGGCTGCCGATGGCCTGGATTGCCCCGCCTATCCCAGCGCCGCCGCTCATGGCAGGATCCTTTCCAGCAGCATGTGATCTTCATGCGCGGCGCCGTAGGAACGCAGCACCGCGCTTGGCTCCAGCCCCACCTTCATGGCCCAGCGCACTTGCGGCGAGGCCTCGCGCGCGGCCCACTCCACCATGATGGCGCTGCGGATCTTCGGGCACGGTTCGTCCGTCACCCAGTCCGGGATATCCTGGCATCGCACGATCGCTTCCAGGCGCTTGAGCGGGCTTTCCATGATAATATGATCGCGGGCGAAATCGGTGATCGGCAGCCACGCGCGGCCCAGGGCAGGCGCGAACAGGCCGAACGCGGTGCCCTGGCAACCGGCGAACGTCTCCACGATCCCCATGCAGGCCAGCACCTTGTCGCCCTGCATGGCGGCAAAGGTCAATTCGTTGTCCGCCACGCCCTGCGCTTCGGACCATGCCAGCTCGCTCACCGGAATACCGTATTGCAGCACCTGGCTGTCCTGCGGATCCAGCGCGAACAGATGTTCGGGTTGCAGCTTGTCGAAGCGGATCTGGTCGAAGGGATTGCTAGACATCTTTCTCGTCCACTTCCATTTTCAGGATGGAGGCCGTCACCACCGCCGCCACCGGATCGTCGGACACCCAGCGCGGGCGGCCGTCGCGGTCGAAATCTGCATCAACCTCGCCGCCATAATCGCCGGTCTTGAGCGGAATGGGTTCGTCCATGAAATCGTCCGCCTCGCGGTCGATGATCGGCTCCAGCGGATCGTCCGGGTCGGGCGTGCCCACCTTGATGCCCATGGTTTCCAGCAGGCGCAGCGTCAGATAGACCAGGCGCTGTTTTACGCCTTGGCTCGACTGTCCGCCGCGCAGCTGGATATTCGGGCGAAGGCCCACGGCTGTCGCGGTGAAGGGCAGGCCTACGATGACGGTAAAGGCCCGGTCACCGGGAACGCTGGTGGCGGGCAGGGTCAGCACGCCGTTGCCGTCCACGCTCTGGCCGGGCACCACGCCGCCCGCTGCCAGCACGGCCACGTCCTGGTTCGCCAGGTGATCGAGGCCGGTAAACTCGGTCTGTCCGGCGCTCGCCGCGATCCGCACGCCGCCGTCCACGAAAAACTGTTCTTCCTGCGCGGTGCCCAGCTGGCGCAGCGGCTCCTGTTTCCACACTTCCTTCACCGTCGCGCCGCTGCCGTCCTCGCGCTGCACCAGCACCCACAATTCTTCCGTGCGGCCGTCGTCGGCGGCGATCGACACGGCCGACAGCACGCGTGCGCCGCCGCCCAGCACGAAACGGCCGAAGCCCTTTATCTCCAGGCGGCTCTTGGGGTGCGCGGCAATGTGGCCGTCACCCGATACCGCGTAAATCATCGCTTCCGGCTCGCGCTGGAAAGCCAGCTGGATAAAACCCGCGCTGCCGCCGATATGCTTGGCGGCCGCCGTCAGGTCCGCCGCGTCGTAACGGTCGCGCGCGAAATCGAAATCCGCCGCGCGCAGCCGCTTTCCACCGCGCTGCACGAAAATGGTTTCGGTGCCCAGCTGCACCGGTGCTACCGCTTCGCTGCCGTAGCTGCTCTGGTCCTGCGCCTCGATATTCTCGCCCGATAGCGCCGCCGCTGCGTTGACCGGCCCGATGGCCAGCTCGCGCGTCGGCGTGCCCACGATCAGCTGGCGATCCTTCGCCACCCATATCGGCGCGTCCTCGGTCGCGATTTGCCTGCGAAATGCCAGGTCCGGTGCCAGGCGGCCAAGGTTGCTGAACGTGGCGAAGTTCACCCGCCCGCCGCCATAGTCGCCCACCACGCTGCCCACGATATCGTACCCTTTCAGGTAGATCAGGCGGCCCGCGTGCAGCACGTTGAGGTGCGGCCAGCCATGGAAGGCATTGAACGCCCCCAGTCGCCAGCGCCACGTCGCATTGCCGGAACCCACCACGCCATCGGGCATTCGCCGCGTCACGCTGACGGTGGCGCTTGTCCCGCTGGCAACCGCCGTGATCGTGCCCACCCCGAAACGATCGTGCAGGTACGTCCATTTCACGCCGTAGGGGCCGGTGTCGTTCAGAACATCATTGCTGTTCGCACCGTCGTAATAACTGCCTTCGCTGTGCGTCGGCTGCGTATCGCCGGTGTTGCCTGCCGTGGCGGCCTGGTACACCTTGTCCTCGTTGTAGCACTTGTCGCCAATGGCGATATCTTTCATCCCGGAAGCCCAGGACACGATATCGCCAAAGTCGATTGCCTCCAGCATGACCGGCGAACCCACCATGCCAGCGTCAAATAGCGCGCTGTTCGCCGTCAGTGTCGCCGTGCCGCTGGCGCTGCTGGCATAGACCGTCACGCTTTCGTCGCCGTTCGGATCGGCAAACGGTCCGTTTTTCAGCTCCAGCGTCTCGATCGTGAAAAGGGCGGCACCGTCCCGCCGCAGCGCGCCCGGCGCGTAATCGCCGTGCGCGATGTATTGCCGGTCGAAACTCTGCTGCAAGGAAAGCGTCGGCGCGTCTGCCGCCGCATAAGGCGTCGTGATTTCGTAGGCGACACCGGGTTCAGTCTCGATGCGGCCGCCGTTGGTGTAGAACCGCGCCTTTTCCTCGCCCCATTCCACCACGTATTCCTGTGTCACCAGGCGGCGAAACGCGGTCAGCCAGGTGCTTGTCGGGTCGGCCTCGCGGATCATGGCAAAGCCCGAACGCTTCACCAGCGGGCCTTCGATCGTCGGAATGAAGTTCTCGCAGGTGTCGAGGCCGTAGCGGTACTGCTCGGTTTCGATGCGACCGGAAAGGAACGGGGACAGTTCCCCCGCAAGCCACCCGGTCAGGATCTGGCGCGCGACAGCCATCAGGCTTGCGGCCACCAGGAAGACGACGCGTGGCGCGCTTCAAGCCAGCTGCTTTCTTCGCGCTCCTGGATCTGGTGCGGGCTTTCCAGCGCGTCCACCGTCTGCGCTGCGCCCAGCGCGTCCCGGTAATCCTGCCACACCTTCTGCTTGTCGAAGCTCGATCCGGCGATGCGCGTGCCGATGTTCCAGGCGATGCGCAGCGCGAAGGCGTGGGCAAAGGCTTCGTCCCACTCGGCCGGTTCCGCGATATCGGCAAGGAAGCGGATATTCAGCGGGCCGGAGACGTTGCAGAGGATTTCGCGGCCTTCCACCTGGTAATCGCGGTACGCCACCAGGTCGTGGATCTCCAGCAGCCGCAGGCACTCGGCAGGCAGTTCGTACTTGTACTCGTAACCGTGCTTGGGCGGGGCGGCCAGCGCGCCGGGACTGGCCCGGCGCACCGCGAAGTTCCATGCCCCTTCACGGATGGCCGCGCGGCGCGACAGGTCCCACACCGCGTTGATGTTGCGGGCCAGCGTGCGGTTGTCGTTCGGGTCGGTAATGCGCGTGGTCGATCCGATCGCGGCACCGGCCATGTTCATCACTTGCACCTTGGACGACATTGCGCCGCTCTCCCGTCAGGATCAGGCCAGGGGCGGCCAGGGCGCGGCGTGGATGCGATCGACCATCTTGCCCAGCAGGTGCAGGGCTTCCGCCTTGCCCATGTTGGTAATGTCCATGTTGATCGAGATAGTGTCCGACTGCGCTTCTTCGTCACCGGCCTCGATCGCGATATCCTCGATATCGTTGCCGCCAAAGCTGCCGGTAGTCTTGAACTGGAACATGGGTCAGGCTCCCCTGCCGGGTTGGGAGAAATGGGGCGACGGGTGCCCGACACAGCCGCGCCGCCCCATCCGCTGCCCGGTACGCGCCGGGCGCGGGCTTTCCCGCCTTACGAAAGGCCGGAAAACTCGATTTCGATGGTCGCCACCGTGGCTGCCGCGATGTTCGCCGCCGCGATGGTCGCCCACAGGTGTACCGGCTCTTCGCTCGGCGCGTCGTCCGCCACGGAAGCCTTCGGCCCCAGCGAGGTCGGCTTGTCGACAACCGTGTGCGTGGTGGCCGCCACCAGGGCAGCCGCCGACGTGACCGTGCCGCCGTTGCGCGGATCCCCGCCCGTGCCGATGGCAATGGTAGCCGAACCGAAACTGGTGCCGGTATTGACCTTGATATCGGTGATCTTGGTGCCAGCGGGCTGCTTGCCCAGGTACACCACGTCGCCGCTGTCCCAGGCCACGCCCGCTTCCTTGGAAGCGAGGAGGCTGGTTTTTGCACCGCAGACTTCGCGGCCGTCGGCCTTGTCGGCGGGAACGGCGCTGCCGTCCATCACGCCCTGCTGCTGGATTGCGTACTTCGTCGCCACTGTCTTTCTCCTTTGCTGCCTCGCCGGTCATTCCATCGGCCGGGTCATGGGCGAAAACCCGCCGCACCGGGGCGCGACGGGCGCGGGCGGTTAGCCCTTCTGGTTGAGGATGATGCCCGACATTTCCGCCTGGGTGCGCGTTGCGCCCAGCGTCGTGCCGACGAACCAGCCTTCGTTGAACAGCCGCTCAGGGATCAGGCCGACGTGCGGGCGCAGCTTCTGCCACCAGTTCACGCACATGCCGCCTTCGGTCCAGAACGGGGTCTTGCGGTAACCGCTGGCATCGGTGGCCAGGTCCGGGATCGTGGTCAGCTTGGCGTTGTCCAGCTCCAGGTGGATGAAGGTCCAGCCCAGCATCGAAAGCAGGCGGCCCTTGTCGTCCAGGCGTGCCGCGAACGAGGTCTTGAAGTCCGAGCTGGTGGCCGGCACTTCGGACAACAGCGCGTCGTTGTCGTCCACGGTCAGGATCATGTAGCGATCCATTTCCATGTCCACGTGATCCGCGCCCAGCAGCTTGTTGGCCTCGCGCAGCTTCTTTACGTTCATCTTCTGCGCACCCGACGCACCACCGGTCGTAACCGGGATGATCTGGCCCGACGGGAACGCCGTGGTGACGGTGCCGCTCTTGCCGCTGATGATGGGGCCGTAGAAGCCTTCCAGGCGACGGCGCACGCGAGCGCGGGTGATCGTCTCCGCGCCGCGCTTGGTGCCCGCGCCTTTCAGGCTGATCGCCGTGGCGAGCTGGTCGGCGTTGTCGATGATATCGGCGTCGTACAGCTCGTTGGGCTTGGGGATCCATACGCCGTCGAAGTCGGTTTCGGTCCATTCGGTCTTGCCGTTGCGGCCCTCGGCTTCCTTCGCCTCGGCTGCGCCGACAAGATCTTTCACCTTCACCTTCTCGGCGCCGGTGTCGAACTGTTCCATCATGGTGCCTTCCAGCGGATCCTTTTTCAGCTGGAGGCGGGTTTCGACATTATTCTTGAACTTGACCTGGAAACTGTTGGGAATGGTGCTGCTCATCGCATCCTCCATCAAAAAAGCTGTGCCATTGGCTTGATTGCGAAGGGCGAAGGGGCACCATTGCCCGGCCTCTCTATCGTTTTACGCCTGCGGTCGGCGGCCGTGTCCACGGCGGGGGCTTGAGGCCGGACACCCGGCGAGGCCAAGACTTGACGGGGGCCACCATCGCCCAGGATGGTGGCCCCCGTCTCCAACGATTTTACTGCGTTGTATCAGCTCGCCAGCGCGCGGGCCTGGTCGCGGTCGGCCGCCTGGCCAATCTGCGCCAGCAGGCGCTCGTACTCGGCATTCTCCGACGTGCCCGGAACGTCCGCCTTTTTCAGCCAGTCCATGTTACCGCGCCGCTCGTCCAGGGTCTTCTGCGCCTCGGCCGCCGACATGCGGAAGCCCCTGCCGCTGTCGCCCTGCACGAAAGCGTCTTCGCCCAGGCGCGAACCGTGCTTGCCCATGATCTCGATCGTGCGTTCCGGCCCCAGCGCGGCGCGCAGCGCCTTCTGCTCGTCAGTGGTCAGGCCCAGGTCGCGCGCGGCCGCATTCATGTGCGCCATGGTCTGCGCCTTCTTGTCACCCATCTTGCCCAGCAGCTCGCCCATCTTGCTGTCCAGCTCGGCTTGCTGGCCCTGCATGTCGGCAAGGTCGGCCTCGGCCAGCTCCTGCAAGGTGGCATCCAGCGCCCCCTTGGGAACGCCGTGGCGGTGCGCAATCGCGTGGATCGCGCGCAGCCGCGCTTCGTTGATCGGCACAGGTTCGCCGTCGTTGCCCAGCAGCGGCTTGCCGTCCTCGCCTTTCAGCTCCGGCAGGGCGTAGTCTTCGGCCTTTTCGGGCACGCCGATCGCCTTGGCATAGGCGGCGCGCTCCGCGTCGCTGGCATCCTCGCCGGGCACCTTGATGCGGCCGCTGTCGCGCAACGCGGCCTGGTTGTCGCGCGCGCTCTTGGCGATATCCTCGATCGACTTGAACCCGCGCGATTTCACCCAGTCCTGCAAGCTGGGCTTGTCGCCGTCACGGTCGGTGGAGAATTGCGCCAGGAACTCGGCGCTCGCGCCACCATCGCCAGCACCTGTGCCGTTGTTGTCGCCACTGGCAGCGCCGTTATCGCCGCCACCGGAGCCTTCGCCGCCCGTTCCCTCGCCTGCGCCAGAGCCAGCACCGCCGAAAAAGCCGCTGGCTTCCCCGCCGCCGCCCTGGTTGCCGCCGCCCTGGCTGCCGCTGTCGCCGCTACCGGAGCCGCCTTCGCCGCCCGCTGCACCAGCGCCAGCATCCTGTTCGGTGCCACCGGCACCCTGTCCATCATTCAAGTCCATCGTCGAGCCTCATAAGTGTTTGGACGGTATTCTCGTCCAGGTGGAGATAGTTGAAAATGTCTTCCAGCACTTCGCGCTGGCCCACGCGCCGCGCCATCACCAGCGGATCGGTGGAAAAGGCCGTGCCGCCCATGTAGCGGTCGCGCAGCTCTGCCAGCACGATTTCGCCGGAACGGTGCAGCTCGCCCTTGCTGTCCAGGAACAGCCAGCGCAGCACCGCCCCGAACAGCCAGCGCCGCAACACCGCCTTGGCAAAGCGATCGGGAATGCCGCCGAACAGGTGCTTCACCTCGCGGGCGATCAGGATGGCGCGATAGCGGATCCGGTTGGCTTCGGTGATGGCCATCAAGCAGCCCTTTTCGCCTTGCGATGCCTGCGGCGCAACCGCTTGCTGGTATGCTGCAAGTTGCGGTGCTTCGACGGCTTATTGCCGCGCCGCTTGTTGCGGTAGCGCGCCGGAGCCTGTGCCGAGAAAATCCGCTTTCTCTGCTGCGCGACCACCATGGGTGTGATTTCGGTCTGCGCTCCGAATGCTCTCGGAGCCGACATGCCGCAAGCCATCAAGGCCGACGCCACGGCGAACGATAATCTTGAAACCACTACATGCCCTCCTGCAATGCGCCTGCCTGCGCGAAATCCTTGGTCGCGCTGCCGATGTTTTTCAGCAGCTCGCCGTCCAGCGCGGCGCTCTGCGCGGCCTGTTCCTCGCCTTTCAGGCGGGCCACGTCTTCGTCGCTGCGGATATACTTGGTGGGCACGCCGGTTTCCTCGGCCAGGCCCACGGCAATCGCCTCGGCATCGACGCGGAAGCGCACGTTGGGATCGAGGTCCGCCAGCACCGGCAGCGCCTGCACGTAGCGCAGCGTCTTGCCACTGCTTTCCGCGCGCGCCATCGCGGCCAGCGGGTTTTCGTAGTCGATCACCGGCCAGGCACCGGCTTCCTTCACTTCGGGCGGGAAGTCGGGGATCTGGCGCGGCATGGCTCGCAGTGCCATATCCAGGTCGCGCTGCGTCATTACGTGCTGTTTCTCGGTGGCGTAGCGGTCGGCATAGGGGCGCACCAGCACGCCTTCCTTGGCCATCCGCTCGTACACTTCGACCGTCGTCATGCGCGAATTGGGGTTGGTCAGGATCGAATAGAACTCTTCCAGGAACTCCACCCGGATCGTGCTGCGTTCGTCCTGGATCATTTCCAGCGCGATCGGCAGGCCGTTCTCCCCGCCCGGCATTCGCGCCACCATCGGGCGGCCGTCCTCGCCCATCAGGCCGGGATTGAGGCCGCCCGGCTTCGTCACCAGCTTGGTCACACCCATGTCGCGGTTGAACAGCAGCGCCGGATCCACCGCCTTGTGCGCGGCGCGGAATGTCGTCGTCCGCATCGCGTTCAGGCCGTTGATGTTGGGCAGCTGGTTGATCGCCGGGCTGCGGCCGTAAACCTCCATCGCGCTGGTCATGTGGCGTGACACCGAAATGGGCATGGTGTTGTAGCCCCTGCGCCGCAGGTAGATCTTTTCGCCCGTCACCAGGAAGCGGCTCGCTATGGGGAAGCGGCGATGGTCCAGCCTCTCGCGGTCCCAGTCCGTATTCGGGCAGACCACGTGCAGGATCTCGAAGTCCTTGGCATCGGCCTTGTCGCTATCGTGATGGTCCAGCGCCTCGATCATCTTGGGCGACAGCGCCTCGCGCCCGAATTGCTCTTCCAGGTCGCTCGCGCTGGCCATCCACTTGCGATGCACCGTGTCGACAAGCCCCGCGAAATTCACGTCGATCCACACGCTGGACAGGTGCAGCGTGCGGTAGAAAATCCCGCTGCCGTCGGGGTAGGGTTCCTGCCACACCGCGCTGGTGCCGTAGCGGCCCAGCTGGTCGAAATCCTCGTGTGCCGAAATGCCAAAGCCGGTGTGCGGCGCGTGCCGGATCGCCTGCAAGCGCTTGCCAGCGTTCTCGCGCCACAGCTTCACGCTGCGTAGCTTGTTCAGCTCCGGGTCCAGGAACCTGGGCAGGATATATTCTGTTTGCTCCGGCGTCGTGATCGCGCGCAGCGCGGCGGCGAAGCGGGCATTGGCGGTAACATGCGTGCTGTCGGTGTTGCGCTGGCCACGGATCTGGCCCGGCGTCTGCGCCAGGAAGCCACCCGCGCCGGTGGGGAAACGCTCGTCAATCTGCTGGTAGGTATCTTCCCAGTTGCGACGAAGGCTCACCAGCTGCTCATGCTTGCGCAGGTCCGCCTTGGCGAGGTCTTCGTCCTGTATTTGCTCGATCACGCCTGTCGCCTTTCCCGGTGGCAACGGCGGGCCGGTGTATCATCCACCGGCCCGCCCGCCTGTCACAGAACCACGTCGCCTTTCAGCTCGTAGGTAACGCCCGGCCCGATCAGCAGGACGCCATCACCGCGCGCACCATGCACCAGCAGCCTGCCGTCCGTCTCCAACGCATACCCGGCAAGGCGATAGGGGGCACCGGCCTGCGGTCCGATCACCGTCATGCTGTCCACCTTCATGGCCAGGCGGCCGAAACGATCGCGGGCGAAGGCCTTGGCCGAAAGGTTGCGCGGCGCGAGGCCCGCAATTTCCGTGCCGTCTTCGTCCAGGAACACCAGCTGGATTTCGTCGGCCGCGTCCAGCGCTGCCAGCATTGCGGTGGTTTCCGGCCGCTCGGCCTTGTCGAACGGACCGACCTTGCGCGGGCGCGGGGGCAGCTGCGCTTCCACCGCTTCCAGGTCGTTGCGCGCGCGCGTCGTCTGGCCCTTCTGCGCGGCGAGGCTGCGCTTGGTCGCCTCCAGCTCGTCAACGATGCCCTCGGCTTTCGGTCGCAGCTCGATCAACAGGCGATTGGCATGGTCCGTGGCGCTTTCTTCCGCATTCAGCGCCGCCACTTCCATGTCAGGCGCAAGCACCGCCACCATGGCCACCACCTGCTGCAAAACCTCGGAGCTGTCCGCTTCCTGCGTCTTCGCCCCGGTCTTGCCGTTATCGCTATTTGTTCCTGTTTTCGTGTTCATAATCGTATCTCCTTAACTGCCACTCACCACCCGGCCGACGCCGGAACCCACTTCCGCGCCGCCCGCGCCTGTCACCATGTCGGCGGCCGCACCGCGACGGCGGCGGAAATCGTCCTGCGCCTCGGCTTCCTCGCGCGCGCTGTCGCGCTGCACCGGGCGCGGCAGGCGCTTCTGCTTAGACTTGCCAAGGCCCAGCAGCTTCGCCGCGCCGCCGAACAGCAGCCCGCCAATGCCGGGCAACAATCCACCAAGAAAACCCATCGTCATGCTCCTGTAAAAATGTCGAAATCGCTTTCCACCACGAACTTGGAAGGGTCGAACTGCGGCAGGCCGCGCAGGTCCGTAATGATGTGATCGCCTTCCAGCGCCGCATATTGCTCGGCATCGCAGATGTGGGTGTAGGCGGTATCGGCAATGCGCAGGTGCCCGCGCGTCTCGCCGTCCTTCATGTCGCCTTTCATGTAGCGATAGCCGCCTAGGTGTCCCTTGATCAGGTGCTTGCACTTGGGGTCCACCGCATAGCCGCCGCGCTCGTCCAGCGCCTGCCAGATCGCGCCGTTGCGCAGGGAAGGGCTGTTGCTCTTGGCCTTGTTCAGCCACAGGCCCAGTGCCTTGCGAACCTGGCGCACCCAGTCCATGTTCTCGTCTGCGTTGTCCTGGGCCTTCCACGCGGCCGGATCGCAGACCACGCGCACGTATTCGGGATGCACGTCGGGGAAATTTTCGTTCAGCACGTAGCGCACGAATTGTCCGAACGCCTTGCCGCCCACCTTGGCCAGCGTGCCGTTCTCGCTGAACAGCACTGCCTCACGCAGCGTGCGCAGCCCGCCTTCGGGCGTGCGCTGGCAGAACGTCGCGGCCGCGTTCAGCCCCTGGTCCATGCCGATTATCAGCATGGATTGCTTGTCCCACTCCAGCGGGCGCACGTGATCCTGGTAGTCGAACTGCGGATTGACAGGCTGGCCGTGCCGCATCGGCACCGGCTTGTTGTCGATCATCCGCGCCACGTAATCGGGACGGCTCTTGTTGAGCGCGGCCTGCACCTGGTAATAGCCCTTGGGCAGGTTGTGCAGGTTTTCCGCGTCGGGCTGGCGGCCGCCCGGCTGCACGAACACTTCCATCAGCGGCCGGTCGCCCAGCAGCTCCAGCAGCTCCGGCGTCTCCAGCTCCTTGATATCGCCTTCCATCGCCAGCTCGTACACCCAGTTGTCGGTGTACGGCATGTTGAGCGACAGGATAATCTGCGGATCCACCATCTTGCTGGTATCGGTGCCGCCGCGACCGACACGGCCGGAAAGGAAGGCCAGCAGGTCGGGCGGCTGCAAGTCGGCCTCGTCCACCATCACCGCGCACACCTGCCAGCCACGGCAGGCTTCCTCCACGCTCCGGTCGCCAATCGCGCGAAACTCTATCTCGAAGTCGCACACGTCGTTCGGCTTGCCGGTTTGCGGATCCACGCCCAGGATCAGCACCAGCTTGTGCGTGTAGGGCGCCTTCCAGGTAAACTTGCCGTGCGCTTCCGGGTGGATATCGAACCAGCTGGGCAGCGTGTTCTTCTCGATGTTCGGGTAGGTTTCACGGATCACGCCCACGCGCGCCTTGCGCCGATAGACGCCCTGCGCGTCTTTCTCGCCGCCCTGCTTTTGCCCCACCTTGCGCAGCGCCCGCAGCGCGGTTATGGTCTTGGCGGAGCCGACCGGGCCGATAATGATTTTCAGGAACGCCCGGCTTTGCAGGAACGCGTCCGATATCGGCCCCGGCGAATTAAGCCGCTTGATCTGCAAGTCGCGGGTGGTCATTCGCCGCGATCCTCGCTGTCGTCGTCCATCGCCACGCCCACGATCCCGTCGATCGTCACGCCAGCCTGGTCACGGTGGCCGCCCACTTCCTCCACCAGCATGATCCCGCGCACGGTCGCGTCGACCGAAACGGGTTTCTTCCCGTGGAAATACGGCATCATGGTTTCCGCCGCGCGAATGCGCATCGCCCGCGCCTCGGCGTAGCTCATTCTTTTTTTCGGTGGATCCAGCTGCCGCGATCGCGCGATCATCGCATCTTCGCTTTCCCCGATTATCCGCATCAGCGCCACGCCGGGATCCGGCCCGAATTGCGACAGGTAGTTTACCGTGTCGTCGGTGCGCCGGTTCTTGCTGCCGGGTTTGCGGCCCTTGCGCTTCTCGCGGGCATGGCGAAGCACGCTCATGGGTCCGGCGCATGGCCCCAGATCTTCCTGGGCTTCGGCCGCTTCCTCGGCCGTCAGCGGCTCCAGCAGGTGCAGCTGCTCCTCTTGTTCCTCGGTCGCAGCGTCGTCCACAAGCGCCTTCGTCTCGGCCGCGAGAGCGGCGAGGGCTGCTTTTCCACCGGGTTCTGGCGCGTCAGTTGACATCGGGCCTCCGCGCTCTAGCGTAGCCCATCCCGACGCAGCCGATCTCCAACGATCTCAGGCCGCCTCCCCGACCCGCCGCGCGCGGGCTGGATTGGCTCGATCCGGTCCACCCAACCCCGACCCGATGCTGGCACTCCAACCTTGTCGCGCCATTTTCCGCTGCGCTTCATCCCGAAATGCTTCGCAGGGGCGATCCGCGCCCGTTCGGAAACGGGATCCAAATGCCGACACGGTAGCGCGCGAGCATCCTAGAGGACGCGCAGCGGCCGATGGGGGCACAGGGGGTCCGCCTGGCCGCGCGCGCCCATCGACGCCGCGCGCGAGGCCGGAAACCTTATGCGGCAGTGGCCTAAGCGCCTGAAATCACAGGCACTATCGGCACCCTTCCAACATCACCCTTCCAACATCGCACCAGCTCTATCCGTAAACGCCCGCTCGACCAGCACCCCAGCAGGCGCGCGCGCCCAGGCAAAAACCCGGAAACTTTCGCCGGTCGCCCCATCATCGGACCCCGAAAGCGGCCACCGTCGACCAGCTCGCCACGATCGAGGCCCAGCTACCGGCCAAACAATGCGCCTGGACGAGCTGCACCAGGCGAAGCGCAGCACGGTTGCAACGTGCAACCACTTTGCAACCGCTCCACAACCACTAACCATCTGACAGACAACAGAAAGGTTGGAAGGTTGCAGGGTTGCAGCATTCGACACACCCCATACGCGCGCGCCTACACCCACACAGGCGCGCGCGTATGGCCACCGACGAACAGCCGCAACCGCACAACCAAGCGCGATTGTCCAGCGATAACAAGAGGATAGAGGTTGCCAGATGGTTGCAGCAAGGTTGCGGGTTGCAACCATCCGAACCCGATGCGCAGCCGTCAATCTGGAGCGACCAATTACTGGCACCGCCAACGGGCCGGGGTCAAGCACAATCGAGAGACACGCGCGCCAGGCAGTCAGAATGAGCGCCCGCGCACCGCAATCGCTACGCGATCGCTGCGGCCGCAATCTTTGTTAGGCAATGGCGGAAATCCGCCATTGCAGGAAAATCACCAGGCCGGGGTTGACAGACTTATTAGAACACGTTTATAGGATCAATTACCGCAAGGGCATCAGGCCCGGCGAAGGGTTAGAAAGGACCGCACACAATGGCAAAGTTTGACACCTACCAGGAAGTGACCGACCGCGTGATTGCCGCGCTCGAAGCTGGCACCAAGCCATGGGAAGCCGGATGGGACGGCGCAGGCAGCTTGCAAGAGCCGCGCCGCGCCAACGGCCTGCCCTATCGCGGCATCAACGTGCTGCTGCTGTGGATGGCCGCCGCCGAAAATGGCTGGAACGGCCAGCACTGGGTTACCTTCAAGCAGGCGAAGGCCTGCGGCGCGAAGGTCCGCAAGGGCGAGAAAGGCACGCGCATTGTCTTCTTCAAGCAGCTCGACGTAGAGCGCGAAAACGACGCGGGCGAAACCGAACAGGCCCGCATTCCGATGCTGCGCACGTACACCGTCTTCAATGCCGACCAGGTGGACGACCTGCCGGAAGGCATCGCCACCGCGCCGATCGCACCGACACCGGGCCTGGAGCGTGACCAGGAACGAGAGGACGCGCTGCGCAGCTGCGGCGCGCGCATTACCGAGGGCGGCACCCGCGCGTTCTATCAGCCGGTTGCGGACTGCATCACCATGCCGGACTTTGAACGCTTTGCCGATGGCGGCCAGTACCTGGCAACACTCGCCCATGAGCTTTGCCACTGGACCGGGCACAAGAGCCGCCTGGACCGCAACCTGACGGCGCAAGGCCCGTTCGGCTCCCCCGGCTACGCGCAGGAGGAATTGGTTGCAGAGCTGGGCGCGGCATTCATCGGCGCGCGCCTCGGCATCGCTGGCGATCACATCGAAAACCACGCCGCCTATCTCGGCAGCTGGCTCAAGGCGTTGAAGAACGACAAGCGCCATATCTTCAAGGCAGCCGCCGCCGCGCAGCGCGCCGCCGACCTGGTGCTGGAAAACGCGGGAGACATTGCCAGCAACGCGAAGCCCGCCAGCCTGGAAGGCCGCGAGGACGCCGCACCGGCACCGGCACCGGCCAAGCCTGCACCGGCCAAGCCTGCACCGGCACCGGCAGCACAGGAGCAATTCCAGCTCGCCCTGTGACGGTTGCGAACGCGGCCGGGTTTCACCAGTTCGGCCGCCATCGCAGGCGCCACCAGGCACCCGCAACACAAGGCCAGGGCACGAGGCCCGGCCAATGGTCAAAGAAAGGACCGACAATGGCTTACGAGGTAATCAAACACAGCGCGCGCGGCCTGCACGATTGCGGCGCATACATCGAAACCGGCCGCGAATTCGATACGTACCTGCGAGCGGCGCAATATGCCATGACAGTTGAATTCTGCGCTCTAGGTACCCTCCACCACGGCCGCAGGATCCTTTGCAGCCCAGCACCGGCCGGAACCGTCACAGACAGCGCCAGCTTTGCCGCTTGGTACAACGAAAGCCAAGGCCACCGCGCCGACGCTTTCCCCGTTCACGCAGTGGAGGCGCGCTAATGTCCTGCTGGATGATAACTAACGCGCACGCGGACCTGCTGGCGACAGCCTACGTGCAGCAAAACCCCGATGCAGACCCGCAAGCCGTGGGCCATGCCATCCTGGTGGAGAACGCCCGCGCGGTACGTTCCACCTATGAGGACCGCCACGGCGCGGCCGCCGATGGAGAGGCCCAGGCGCGGCGCTACCGCTACCGGCCATGGCGCGGCAACATCGAGCCGGACTTTCTCCACGTGCAGGCCTGTTGCGCCAATTACCAGTGCAGCGACGGGCTAGGGTTCCACACCACCTTCGCGGGCGAAGTGATTGCCCGGTTGATAATCCGCACAGGCGGCTTTGAGCGTGAAATGCCGGAAGGCTACCCCTGGGGCGTCGATTGCCACCCGGAGGACGGCCCCGCGCTGAAAGCCCAGCTTGCCGCGATGGAACGCACCGCGTCCATTGTCGAACAGCTCAAGCTCAACCTGGAATGGAGCTAAGTGCGAGGCACCTTGAAGCCCGCCGCGTTCCGGTGTCCGCCGCCGCCAAACTTTTTGGCGATGGCGGACACGTCTGCGCGATCGTCGCGGGAGCGCAGCGAATAGCTAACGGAATGCTCGCCGCGCACGATCGCCGCTGCAAACTCCGTATCAGGCCAATCGCTCAATAAGCGATGGCCCACATCGCTGGCCAGTCCATACGGGCAGTCAACGCCCATGCCATATTTGCCGTCAATCACGACGCAGACAGCGCGCTCGCAGATCTCGTCCACCAGCTGATCGCGGTACGCAGCGATAGCGCGGCCGATCTCGATAAAGGCATCAATATCGCGGTCGACTTCATCCCAGCGGTCGAACGCGGCAGGGCCGCTCGTAAGCGCCAGGTGCAGGAACTTGCCGCCGTCACCCAAAGCGAAGCGCCACAGGTCGCGGTCTTGCACCAGCGCCACCAGAGGCGGCTTTTCATCGTAGGGAAAGGCAAAATCCCAAGCGAGGCCTGCGCCGCTGCGCTCCATATCGAACAGCGCGAGAATAGCAGGATAGCCGTTCTTTTTTAGATCCGCACACATCGCGGCCACAACCCGCGCCTTGAAACGCTCCGGCTTTTCTTTGAAGCATCGGAACGGCTCTAGATCCGCAGCAGCTGTCTTGTGGTGGTCAAGGACGATGATCGAGGCAGCGCCGTCCGTCGCCAGCGCGCGCAACTGTTCTTCCGGGAATGAGAAGTCGACAATCAGCACATGCTTGCCGTCGGCGTCGATATCGGGGGCCATGCCATAGTTTCGGGCTACGTAGTCAGGCGCATTGCCCCACCGCTTCCAGATTGCCCAGGCAGCGGTAAAGCCGTCCATGCACTTGTCATGATAAATCACGATATCGGGCGCGTACTCACTCATTTCCGTTTGCTCCTGCACTCTATCAACCCTCCTGTCCGTATTCCTCGGCCCATGCTGCGAACCATGCAGCGTGGGCCTTTTTCTGGCTCGCGTTCGGCAGCTCGTCTTCGTCCAGCACCAGGTACAGCGGCACCAGCACCGCGCGCTGCGTACTGTACCGGAACTTCACGGCGGCAACGCTTTCGATGGCGTTCTCGCAGCGGCCCAGCGCGCGCATGTGGTTGCCTTCCTGCCAGGTCGTAGGGGCGAACAGGCGCTTTACCGCGTTGTGGCTGGCGCTCACCGCCAGAAAGCCGGGTTCTTCATGGTTGTATGCCGCCGTGCCCCAGCCACCTTGCCCCTTGTTCGCGGCCGGGTTCCACTTGGCGTTCACGATCTTTAGCCCCAGCTCCTGCAATCGCCGGTCGGCGTTCTCGTCGCCGGGCCGTTCATCGCTGGGAAGCAACGGGGCCATGGCATAGCGCACGCCGCCGCCTATCCACGTGCCCAGCGTCACCCTTTCGTCGCCGCCGCGCGCCTGCACTTCCTGCGTCATAAGGTGGCTAAGGCACAGCATGTCGTCGCTGTCCTCGTTGCTGATTTCGGCCATGCGCTCCGGCCTGCAATGGTCGGCCCAGTGCTGCACTTCCTCGTCGTCGGCCGCGCCGTTGCGGTCAAAGATCAGCGCGTCGGCGCACGCCAGCAGCCAGCCAAACTGGTCGCACGCGCGCGCGTCGTGCCCGGCCGCCTGCAATCCAGCGTGAAACTTCGCCTTGGTCGCTTCCAGACGAAAGAGCTGGTCCAGCATCCGGCGCTGCAACTTGCGGCCCAGCTGCGGCAGGTTCCAGTCCGCCAGCACCAGCGGCTTGGCATCCTTGGGCAGCTTTTTCAGCTCGCAGATAGCCAGGCGGCTGCGGTCCTGCGGTTTCAGCGGGGGCGGGTTAATCATGCTCATCCAGAACACGCTGCGAAGGGTAAATTCCTTCGTCTTCTGCTCCGCGCTCGATCGCGTGATCTTGCCGCCGCTCGATGAAACGCGCGCCGTCTCGATAACCTCGATCACGCGCCGACTGTCCACCTCGGCTTCCAGCTCGTCCAGCATCACCGGCACGGTGGAATTGAGCAGGCTGGAACGGATCGCGGCCGCGCTGGTGTTGTCGGTGCGGAATTGCCCGGCACCCAGCAGCTGGTCCAGCACGCCGTTTTCACCGTTCAGTGTCGACTTGCCGGTGCCCCGGCTGCCGGTAACGATGATGTTGGGGCGCCAGGGCAGCCAGCCCCCTATCAGGCTGGCACCGATGGCACCCAGCACCAAGCGCGGGTCCAGCGTCTTGCGCTTCCAGTTCCACGTTCCCAGCAGGCTCACCAGGAATTTGCGCGCCGCTTCCGGTTCCACCGGCTCGTGCCACGGCCGGGGAATGGGAGACTTGGCGGTGTACACGTTGTCTTCATGGCGGCCGGGATCGCGCCAGGTCCAGCGCTTGAACTTGCCGGTGGTCACGTCATGCTCGCTCGCCATCAGCTTGTCGCCGCAATGCAGCACCATGCCGCCGCCGCGCTGGCGATGGGCACCGGGGCCGCGCATCTTGCCAGCGGGGTCGAAAATTCCGCGGTTGGAACATTCCTCGATCAACGCGCGCGAGGCCTCGGCCTGGTCGAAGCCCACGATCTGCGACGGCCGCACCATCCTGCGCGCTTTGCCGGTGCCTTCGTACACCGGCTTGGAATACTGCGGAAAGTTCGCCTCCAGCCAGTCGCTGGCGCGGCCGAACAGGGCAATCAGGCTGTTCTTGCCGTGGCGATGCCCGGCTTCCAGTCCCACCAGCTGGCCGTTCACGTCGAGGTAGAAACACACCTGGCTGCCGTCCAGGCCGCTGGCAATGCCCAGCGGCGTCACCGGGCAGCCGGGCGGGAAGGGCGGCCGCTCGCGCTGCTCCAGGTCGGCCGTATGGTCGCCCGCCTCGGCCATGGTCGGCGCGTCCTGCGGATTGTCCAGCGCCGCGCCGATTGCGGCAATGCCGCCTTCGCCAGCGCTGCTCATGGGTTCCTCTTGACGACGGCGCGTACGAGGCAGGGCAGCCGCTCGATGCGGGCCGGATCGGCGCGCAGCCAGCGCAAATAGGCTTGCTTGGCGCGGTGGCCCTGGTCGGTCAGGCGCACGACGCGCAGCGGCGACGGCACGGCGGGATTGATCGTCTCGCTTTCTGCCAGGCCCATGTCCAGCAGGCCGCGCAGCGTGTCGCGGCTCACCTGCAAGCGCGTCACCAGGTAATCGTCCAGCACCGGTAGGGCCAGGTCCAGCAGCAACAGCGCGCGCAGCTGCGCGGCCGAGTAGGGCGGCTTCACCGTGACCCGCATTGTTTTCATCCCCCTGATCCAGTCACAAAGATTGCGCGTCACCCGCGCGTTCGGCGTGCGGCCGTTCTTCAGGTCGAACACCAGGCGGGTATCGTTCGCCGCCTCGACCCCGATCCGGGTATAGGTCAGCGCCGGATAGCGCTGCATCAGGGTGGCAATCTCTTGCAGCAGCGCGTGGCGGTCGGCGTCCCTCGCAAGCAACATCAATGCAGCTCCTTTTTCAGCGGGCAATCGCCTTCGATGCAGTCTTTTCCGAACCAGGCGGGCACCGGCCCGGTACTGTTCGCGCCCTTGCCACCACACCGGCACAGCGCGGTTGCGCCGTCGAACCGGCGCGGGGCCGGGGCCGAGCTGGGGGTGTCCTTGACGGACAGGCGCACGCTTTCCTCCATCAGGCTCTTTGCGCCCGATAGATCTATGCGCCGTCCGTTCGGCATGGGCCTGGTATGGTTGCGCGGTTGGCAGGCTTTCCGGGGTACACGCCCTGAGACTTCCACCGGCCCCTTTGGTCCTGCTGGAGCCTGCCCTTCGCAGCCGCCCGCGCTGTCGGCTGTTGAATTCTCCGGTGGAAGTATTGGGTTGTTCTTTCTTGGTCCCTCATGCGCCGGGCGCGGGCGTCCGCCCGCTTGGCTCGTCGCATTGGCTCCGGCGCGCGGCTGCGCTTGCGGCGCTTCGCGCCGTTCCGGCTCTGCCTCGACAGGTTCGGGCGCGGGATCCGGTTGCAGCTGCTCGATCGCGCGCGCGCGCTTGGCCTTCTTTTCCAGCCTGGCCTTGCGCTTGCGTTCCTCGCGCTCGTAATCGGCCCAGCTCCAGGCGTACTCCTTGCCCACTATGCTGCCTCCCCGCGCGCCGCGCGCACCCAGTCGTTGATATCCTTGATGGCCTGCCCGCCCACGGTGGCCGGTGGCATCACCAGCTGCACCCGCAGCCCGCGCGCCTGCTGCGCGGCGATGGCGCGCTCCAGCGCAGCCTGGGCTTTCTCGCCCTGGTCGCGGTCGGCCACGATCACCAGTTCGCGCACGCGCTCCGGCAAGATCAGCGCGCCGATGTTGCCCAGGTCGATCGCCGCCACGATCCGCTTGTCCGGCCGCAGCCCGCGCACGCACAGCGCGTCCTCGATCCCTTCCGTGATATAGACAGGCTCGCCTTCGGGCATGTCGCGCATCGACTTGCCGCTGCTGCCCTGGTGGATGGGGATGAACCCGCCCGCCTTGTTGCCCAGCATCATCTTGGCCGGTTCGTGGTCGATCTTCCGCCACGCGCCGTCCCGCTGCGCCAGGAACGTGCGGTGCGTCCCGATCTGCTCGCCCTCGGCGGTGAATACCGCGCCCAGCATGGCCGGTGTCTTGATACCCAGCGGCTTGTACGTGATCGCCTCGACAAAGCGCAGCGAACCGGGCCAGGGCTTGGCACCGGGCAGCGCGGGGATCTGGCGGCCCAGCAGGTATTGCTCCGCCCCGGTGCCGACAATGGGCACGCCATGCAGGTACAGCCGCTTGGCATTGCCCGCCTTCTTCGCGCGTTCGGCCGCCAGCCTTTCTTCCTGCGCCCGCGCGCGCTCCTGCGCCTCGCGCGCCCGGCGCTCGCGTTCCTCCGGCGATAGCTCGGTGCGCTGGCCCGGCCGGAAATCGTCCTCGATCCCCAGCACGCTCTTGGCCTCGGCCAGCGCCGCACGCATGTCGCCACCGTGCTGCGTCAGCCGCAACAGGTCCAGCAGGTCGCCCTTTTCCTCGTCCCGGCTCGCCGCGTTGCCATGGTCCTGCCAGTGCCCCACGGCCGGGCCTTTCAGATAGACGGCCAGGCTGGCGCTGCGGCCGGTGTCGGCAATGCCGCTGGCCATCCAGTAATTGCCCGAACGGTGCCCGTTGGGCAGCAGGCGCGGCGCTTCTGTCTCGGCCAGCTGGTTGTAACGGTCGGCAATCTCGGAGACTTCCATCACCGGCTCGCCTCCTGCTCGGCCGCATGGCGTTCAAGCGCAGCGTGCTGGCGTTCACAAACTCCGGCGTACTCTTCCAGCTCGGCCGCAAGGCTGCGCGCTTCGGCAGGTGAGAACTCGAATTGTTCCAGCTTGCCGGGCGGCGCGCTGACCAACACCAGCACGCGCCAATCGCTTTCGCTGGATCCATGCTGGCCAGCGGGCGGCCGCGATCCGACAATGGCAATCCCGCCAATCACCGCGCCGCTCCCGCAGCCTTAACGTATCCTTCATCCTTTGATTTCAAACGGTTGTTCGGGGTAATTGGGGAGGGTACGGAATGACGGCAATCGTCGTCGTTTTTTCCACAGTAAAAATCGTCGGCGGTCACTTCGCCGCCCGTCACGTGCTTGATACGCGGCATGAACGTGGCGCTGGGAATGCGGCGGCGTCCTTCCCAGTCGAACCACACCTGGCGCGACGTGCCGACGCGCTGCGCCGCCTGGGCCAGTGTCAGGTTGTTCGCCAGTCGCCATTCTTTAAGGGGGTGCATCGCGCGCTCCGGTGGTTGGACAGCCGGTGTAAGCGATACGCTAACAACTTGACAAGCGCACGTAAGCGATTAGGCGTCTAGCCGTGTCAGCGGAAATCTTACACTTCTCCTGTGTGGACAAAGCACCCAACAGGATCCGCGAGTTGCGGAACGAAGCTGGCCTTTCCCAACAGGCCGTTGCCGATGCCATTGGCGTTTCCAAGGTGACGATATCGGACCTGGAACGCGGCAAGATGCGGCTCGATACCGATTACATGCGCCGCATTGCCCAGGCGCTGGGCGTCCAGTCGGCCGATCTGCTTTCGCGGCAGGACAATCCCTATGCACTCACCGCGCAGGAACGCGCGCTGATAGACCAGTTGCGCGCCGCCTCGGACGACCAGCGCGATCAGGTGCGCAAGGTGGCCGACGTTATCGTTCCCTGGAAAGGCCCGGAAGACGAGCGCGACGAAGCGGCCGCCTGATGCCGCACCTGTCCGGCGCCCAGCTGTTCGTCTGCCTCGCTGTCACCTTCGGCCTCTGGCCCGTCGCCTACCTGCTGCTGCGCCTGCGCACCGTGCCCACCACCCGCGCGCGGGATCTCGCGTGCCATGCCCTGGCGGTATTGATCGCCCTGCCGATCGCGCTGGGAGTAGCTGTTAGCATATAGCTTACATTTTTGATTGACACTGTAAGCGTTATGCTTACAACTCGGCTCCGTCACAACGAACGGAGGCCGTCTTGCCATCGCATCCCGACACCTGGCCCATCACCGATGCCGACGAGGCACCGCCCACCATCGGCTTTCATAAGCTGCGCGTGCGCTTCGGCCGGGCCGACTATTCCGATGATCGCTTCTGCGCCTATCTCCAGCTGCTGATTGACGATCAGGGCTTTCCACCCCCGCTTCCGCGCCACGTGCAGCCCCGGCGCAAGGATCGCAGCACCCCGCTGCCGCGCGCCCGGCTGTGCTGCGAACCGCACCCGAAAAGCCAGTGGCCTGCCCACGCGGTCGATGCCTGGTTTGAAGACTTCCTGCCGCCCGCCAACGCTGCCCAGGTCGAAGCCAGCGCGATGCGCGAGGCCGCCAACGACATGGACGAGGCCGCCTGCCACCTGCACCTGGTCGGAGGGCGCGAGGGATGAACGCGCACAACCCCCGCTATCCCCTCACGTTCAACGGCGCGGCCGTGCGCCCGGCACTGGTCAAGGTGCTGGTGCAGCAGGGCATGGCGGAACCCCTCGCGATCGAGACGGTGGACTGCGCGCTGTTCGCGGCGGAGCAGGCTTTCGAGACGCTGGAAGACAAGATCATTACCGCCCGCCCTGATCTGCGCATGGCCGTGCGGCAAACGGCCTGGGCTGCGCTTGCTAGCTTCCTTGAATTTCAGGGCAAGCGCCTGACCGAAGTGCTGGATGCCGTCCAGCAGGCTGGCGGCGATGCCGCAGAGGCCTTGCGCAAGGCAGCGCAGCGGCCGTGACCCAGTTTCCCCGCCCGTTTCAACCCCGATGCTCAAAGATAGCGAAAGCACCGATCCCCGGTGCTGGCGGGCGGGGAGCCATACTTGACCGACGCGGCGATTACGACCCGGCCGCGCACGGCAAGTCGGCCATTCGGGCCGACCTCGCGCCGCCCGGCTTTACCTCCAGTTGGGCCGGGCGGCGCACTTTGTCTTTCCGGTGGCCACTGTCCCGGTGCCCACTTCCCCGTTGCAGGCCGTGACATGGGCAAGCGGCAGCACATTTGCGACGTGCCCGGCTGCACCCACCAGCGCGAACGCTGGCAGCGCTTGTGCCCCTCTTGCTTCCGCACGCTGCCGTGGAAGCTGCGCAACCGCATTCTGTCCGCCTGGAAGATCCAGAACCGTCCCGAACATCGCCGCGCCTGCCGCGATGCGCGCGACTGGCTGGCCACCAACACCACCGCGCAGCCCGATCCGTCCCGATGGGATGCGCCCCACATGATGCGAGACTGGCTTATGGAAGATCGAGACTACCCCGAATGGCTCCAGCGCGAGGCCGACGAATACCTGGTCGGCAAGGGCCGCGACCGCATGAGCGATGCGCTGTGCGGCTGCATGATCCTGATTGTCCTAGCCGCCATCTTCGTCGCCGGGGTGAAAGGCTACGAGCTGCTGACGCACGACGACGCCGAAACATTCCCCAGCACCATCGCAGAGGCCGGGGAATGAAAAAGGATCCAACGCCCGTTCTCAACGCCGTCGAAGATCCGGCCGCTATGAAACAGATCCTCGACTACATCACGCTGATACGGATGGTGGTCGGGCCAGCGCTGGAACGCGCCGGGCAGCAAAGCGCGGATGCCTTCGCCATGCACCAAAGCTACCTGATTACCGCAGGCGCGATGTTCTCCGGCTACACCGTCGGCCACATGCTCACCCTGGGCGCGCTCGATGAAGACGCGGACCTGGAACAGATCCGCCATACCGTAATGGCCGCGATGGAAGCCGGGATCGCCAACGGCCGCGCAGAGGCACAGAAAGCCATGGTGGCAGCCGGGATGGGGAGCCGGGCATGACCGACCCGCAAGACCTGTTCGACCGCGCCCGCGCGCTTGTCTTGGAACGGCAGGAAGCCAGCGCTTCCATGCTCGCGCGCGAGCTGGGCATTCGCAAGCAGACGGCCATGGATCTGATGCAGGAGCTGGAGCAGGCCGAGGTTGTCGGCCCGCAACCCGGTGCCCGCCAGATCCTGCTGGACGCAGAAGGCAACCGCCGCCCCGGCATTGGCGACAATTCCGGTCGCAAGCCCGCGCGCGACACCGCCGCCGATGATCGCCTGCGCCTGCTGCTGGAGCGGATCGAGCGCCTGGAGGAAGAAAAGAAGGGGATCGCGGACGATATCCGCGACGTTTATTCCGAGGCCAAGGCCGTGGGCTACGACACCAAGATCATGCGCCAGATCGTCCGCCTGCGAAAGATGGACGCCAACGATCGCGCCGAACAGGAAATGATCCTGGACACCTACAAAGCCGCGCTGGGGATGGGCTGATGCACGCGCCCGGCACCGACACCGACACCGTGCTGTTCGACTACTGGCGCAACGGCACCAGCATCGGACAGACGATCAAGCTGGCACGCAAGGCCCATGGCCTGCGCCTCGCATTCGAGGAAGTGCGCCAGCGCTTCGCCGCATTCAGCTGGGGGAAGGCGTGATGGGCCTGGGATCCAACGAACAACGCATCTGCGACCTGACTTCACAGGGCAGGCACTACACTTCGATCGCCCGCGAGCTGGGTATCAAGCCCGCCAGCGTGCGCCGGATCCAGGGTTATCTGAACGACAGCCCGATGCCCGATATCAAGCGCGACAGCCTGGTGCGGGAAGGATCCATTGCCATGCTCGCCGCCCTGCGCGCCGCTGGCCATTGCCCCGATCCCAACCAACGGCCGGCCGATGAATGCAGCACCTGCGGCAACACCGACGCCGAATGCAGCTGCCCCGGCGAGCTGGAAGAATACGGAGTGAACGACTGATGGGAACGAGCTACGATATCGAGGCAGTCAGGCAGCGAGCGCGCGAACATTACAACGGAGCCGATGGCTTCGAAAACGCGAAGCGCAAAAACGCCTATCAATGTGACGACTGCGCTTCCTTCATCGTCACCGTGGATCGTGAGCCGGGCGTTACACCCTTCATGGTAGGTTGCGGTAACTGCGACGCAATGGCTAAGTCCAAGTTCTACCGCGTAGCTGGCTGGATGGAGCCGACGCACGAATGGTATCGGCCCGACACGTTGGACGGCCTTTCCGAATGGTCCGCCGAACACGTGAAGAAAGGCGGCCTGATGCTTCGCCAGATTGGCGGCGGCGATGCCAAGGCCGGGTGGCAGTCCCCGGAAGATGGGCTTTCCTCTGCTTTTGAAACCGTAAAGTCGCAGAGACTGGCGGAGTTACAGCGCGAATTGGCTGAAATCGACGCACAGAAGGAAGCGATCCTGCGAAAGTTGGCCGAACCGTCGCCAATCAAGCGCGAGGATTACCCCTCTCGTCAAGCCTATCGGCACGCGCAGACACAGCACCGCAAGGGGCGGTTGACGTGACCCCCGCGCACCGCTTCTTCCCCGCCGTCACGCTGGCCCAGGTCCGCCGCGAGGTCGCGCGCGAGCTGGCCCAGCGCGAGCGCGTCTATCCCGGCCGCGTCAGCGAAGGGCGGCTGCACCAGGACGAGGCCGACCGCCAGCTGGCGATCGCCCGCGCCTGGCTGGAGGATATCGACCGGGTGGAGGCCATCCACCGCACGCCCGGCAAGCGGGTGGAGCCGACGCACACCCTGCCGTGGAAGGCCCGCCGCGTGGGCTTGCTGCGCGAACTGGAATGGCGCGGCAAGGTCTATCCGCGGTTGATTGCCGAAGGCCGCCTGGCGGCCGACGACGCCGAAAGCCAGAACACCGCGCTGCGTGCCTTGCTGGCGATCTACGAGGATGGTTTCGACTGGATATCCGCCACCGGCGCCCGGCCGAGGATCTGGCTGACGAACGATCGCACCCCGGCCGAGGCCGAGGCCCGCCACGAATGGCTGCAATTCCAGCTCGCCCGCGCGCTCGACCAGCAGCTGGACGAATGGGAACGCACCGTGCGCGACGAAATGAAGGTGGAAAGGATCCACCCCGCCGCCGTGGGCGGCCAACAGGAGCTGGCGATATGATCCCAAACGAAGCGCGCGTTGAGGCGGCGGCGAAGGCAATTTGCGAGCGGGATTGGAAGGGAACGCCCGGCTACAAGTGGAACCACATCGGCGATCTTGAACAGCAAGAATATCGGGAAGCGGCCCGCGCAGCACTAGGCAGCACAGATAGCGCCGATGCGTTGCTGCGGGATAGTCTAGTTGCCTTGGAGCGGCATTTGTCCGCCCGTCGCAACCACACCTTGGCAATGCATCGTGGTGCTTCTGGTGCCATGCTGTCGATTCACAACGCGGAACACAACGAAGCCTCCTTATGGCTTGGCGTGGTTCGTAAGGTTTTGGCGGGCAAATGCTTTCAGTGTTCGGGCCCTGCCGTCACGGTTTTAGACAATGACGCGCTATGCAAGCGCCACGCCGACGAATGGGTTCGCGCCGAGGGAATAGAGGCTGATAATGGCACCGCCCACCTTGCCCAACAGTCTTGAACCACCTTGCCCAACAGCCACCACCGCGCTAACACGTTTCACGCCAGGGCATGAGGCCCGGCGATTGGTCGAAAGGACCCAACGATGCCCGACACATCACCATTACCTGCCGAACCCAAAGACCAGCTCGACCTGTACCGCATGGCCGTCCAGGCGCTGGGCGGGATCGCCAAGCACGCCCGTTTGCTGAGCTTCTCCGATCGTCACGGCCGCTTCCTCTACGCTGGCGACAAGCCCGTTAGCGCCTCGATCCTGGCCGACACCGCCAAGGCCCTGGAACAGCACGCGAGGATCTGCCGCGAGCTGGAGCGCCGCCTGTCTCCCGCCTTCACCGGCAACATGACCGAAACCCAGCGCCAGCAGGAAGCCGGCAAGAGCGCCCACGCGCGCGGCCGCAAGCGGGGAGGCACGTCCTCAAGTAGCGGAGCGGTAGGACACGACTGATGGCTAAACTATCCATCCCTCGCCTGGTGCCCAAGCACAGCAAGACCAGCGGCACCAGCTGGTACTGGCAACCGTCGAAGACCCTGCGCGATGCCGGTTTTGAACCAACTGCCCTGGGCAAGGACGAGGGCAAGGCGATCATGGCCGCGCGCCAGCTCAACGAGGACGTGGCCCGATGGAAGGCAGGCGGCGATATCCGCGCCAAGGTGGAGAAACGCCGCGCAGCGGGCACCGTCGCCGCCTTGGTGGCGCGCTACCGCAAGGAATATGTCAACGGCACGAAGCCGGGCACGCGCATTCCCCGGCTCAAGCCGAAGACGCGCGAGGTCTATGAAACCGGCCTCAAGCGCATCGAAATGTGGGCGGGCGACAAGCCGCTGCCTTACGTCACCCCGGCGCGCGTCGGCGTGCTGCGCGACAAGACCGCCAAGCCGATCGAGGAAGGCGGACTGGGGCACTCGGCCGCGTTCAACCTGCTGTCGGTCCTGCGCCAGCTGTTCAAGTTTGCCGAAAGCGTGGACCTGATCCCGAAGGGCACCAACCCGGCAACCGAATTTGGCCTGGCGAAGCCGCCACCGCGCAACATGGTATGGACCGTGGAAGACGACGCCGCTTTCGATGCGGCCGCGCGGGAGCTGGGCTGGCCCTCGATGGCGCTGGCCCGCGAACTGGCACTTTACTCGGCGCAGCGCGAAGGCGACCTTATCGCCTTTACCGAACCGCAGCTGCAACCGCTGGATATTCTGGAGCCGGTACTGCGCGAACGCCTGGAAGACGAGAACGGCAATGTCATGGGCTGGTGCCTGTCGCAGGCCAAGACCAGCAACGAGTACAAGAGCGTCAACCTGGAAATCCCGATCGAGCCGGATCTTCTCGGCCGGATCGAGCGCGCCATCCGCACCAATCGCGCGCGCGATCGCGCGGCCGATCCGCCGCGTCTGCTCACCCATGTCATAGTCAACGACAAGACTGGCCTTCCGTGGAAGCAACGCCACTTCATCGACGTGTGGGGCAGGATCCTCGCCCACGCCGCGAAGGCAACCGGGCGGCCGCACATGCGCGAGCTGGTCTGGCACGACTTGCGCCGCACGCGCGTTGTCCGCCTGCGCCGTCGCGGTATGCCCAAGGAAATGATTGCCTCGCTCACCGGCCACTCGCTCCGGTCGATCGAGGAAATGCTGCGCGTCTATGGTCCGGTTGATCCGACTATCACCGCCAACGCCGTGGTCGCCAGCCTGGAGCCTCGCATTGCAAAGAAAGACCCTTCCAACAAATCCGAACAAATCGGCTAA